TTGTAATGACTTCTCTGTTCAGCTCATTTTCAAACTGAAAAACTCCAGGATCACCTAAATCTATTCTGGAGCCCGCACCAATCTTTACAGAATATAATGAATTATTTAAATCTTCCAAAGCAGATAAATCGGTTGGGCCGTTAGCTGGAGCAATTACATCTCCATATAAATCTGTTGGGCCCGCGGATGGCTTGGATGGACTCGGAGGAGCGGGCGGTGCCGGCGGGATGACGGTACTTAATTCCTTAAACCCAGGGATAGGCCTTCCGACCAAAGACCCAAGGCTTTCGGCCTTTGACTCTAGGTCAACGGGTATAGGCCGAGCAGTTAAAGTTAGTGGCTTCGGGCTGTTGGCCTTGGGCTCGCGGGCAGGTACCGAAGTGACCTTGGAGCCCCATCTTGAGACGAGGGGCATAGGTCAAAGGGTGTTAGGTTACGTTTCTAGTACCGACCGCTGAATCAACCGAGCTGCCGTCTCCTACTTTGTACCCGCCTTGGTTTTTTGCAGCGATTACGAAGTGGTGCATACCAGTCATAGTAGTTGTCCAAGAAGCGATTTCGGTTACGTTAGTAGCGATATTGTCTTGTACTAGTACTAAGTTTTCACCGCCAATTGTAGAAGTTCCAGCATGAATTGCATCAAGAGATGTTTGAAACTCTGCGTCAGTTGTCTTGTGGTTTAATGTGTCGCACACATACACTTCAAAAGTGTCGATGTCACTGACATCTGCGGGGACATCCCAGGTTAGTTTTATATTAGCCATAGTAAAATTATTTTAAGGTTTGGGTTATATAAGGATAAAATAGGTTTGTGCGTTACAAGGATCAACCGGTTGGATTGCGTCTAGTCTTGAACAATTCAGGATGTTTAACCTTACGATTTTTAGCTTCGATCTTTAATACTTTCTCCGCAAGAGCCAGAGGCGATAAGCCCTCAAGTGCGTTAATGATCGATTTAATCTGGATAGTTTCCTCCGGCTGCGTATCTTTATCAAGCATGCGGGAGAGGTATCTTGCTCGCTCCTTTTGAAAGCGTTTTTCAAGATGGATAAAAGCTTCATCGACCGTTAATTTTTTTATGTCCGCGAGTTGATCGAAGACAACAAGATCGCTCATTCTACAGATTTAGCGCGATTGGTCTTAGAAATCTTTCCAGCATCTCCATCAAAGGATACTCCGAGAGAGGATCCAAATTTTGGGAAACCTGATCCGAACTGTTGCTCGACGGTTTCGTGGTTAGCACTAGTCCTACGCTCTATCGCACGGGTTTGCTCGATTCTAGGCTCCTTAGTTTTTCCGTTTTTGTACTTTCTCATAAATAATTATTGCTGATATTGATTCATTCCTTGGGGATTACTATTACCCATACCACTTGCGACGGCAGATACGCCATCCCTTGGAGCTGGGCTTTCGCCCCCGCCCTGTGCGGCATTGTCACCAAGCATCTTGGCAATCTCTGCCTCGCTCTTTGGATCGGCAGGAGCTTCTGGAGGTAAAAATTCATCGGTCTTCTCGAATCCCATAGCATCAAGAATGCGTTTAAGCATAGGACGCATGAAAGGACGCATCTCTGGAGGAGATTGGAAGTATCTGTCTTGTGTTTGCAATGCGAGATTGGCTTTTTCAATAGCCCGTTGGCCTTGGTCCTGAGACAGCATGACTCGAACATTTATTCCGATATCACGAATTGCTTCTGGGGACATCACGCCAAAGGCACGAACATCACCTTCCATATATTCAAATACTTCTTCTTCATCGATCGTTGCCATCGTTACCTGAACGAGTTTGGTCAAGTGCTCTTCAAAACCACGAACAATTCGACGCATCCAACGACGACCAATCTTAGACGCCTCGCGAAGGGTTGCTTCCACTCCTGTTGCTGTATTAGCAGGAGCTAATGCCTGATAATCTCCCTGTGCCATGTTGCTTACTCCGAGCCAGAGCTGGACAATTCCGAATACAAAATCAATCAAGTCCTGCGTACGAATATCTACATTTGGGACAGCGGCAAAGTTTATAAAGTCATCAATGCTATATTGATCCTTTAATTCAAAAATCTTTCCGGCATGGAGTTCAACATCTTCAGGCTCGTCCTCTACCGCTTGAGCATTGATTCCAATGATTGGATTAGCAGCGAGTTCATTACGATAGCTCTGAGAATTAAATTGGCGGTCTACATATTCTTGGAAGCTACGAATTCTTTCGGGCAAACTACTTCCGCACCACTTGTTCCGCTCTTTCCCGATGGAAACTGCGGTATATGGAACTTTGTTATCAGGAGTTAGTTTTGCAACATATTCATAATAGATAGGCTTTTCAGTCTCGGTATCTATAAAGATGCAAAATTCTTGAGGTGTTCCAGTTCCAAGAACATCTCGTTTAATCCAACATTCAATAATTGGAACGACTGGATTTTCATCGGAATCAAACGATAGGTTTTCTTTTCTCTCCTCATTCTCTTCGACCTCCGACCTTGGATTTGCATCCTTTTTCATGAGGTTTAAATAATCAGGAAATGATATCCAGTCCCGATTCATAAACATGTCACGAACCCATTTTAAATCTTTGTCATACAATTCTACAACGATGTCAGCCTCGTCCACAGATTCTGCGGTACTCGGGCAAAGGAAACGGTCTGAGTCTATGACCTCCGACCTTGGACCTCTGTACTTTACCTGTTGGGTGGGAACCCCTTGCGGGAGGGGTTGAAATTCATGAACTCCAGGGATCATTTGAAAACTTGGATCGGTCGCAAGTCGAAGTTCTGTTTCTCCGGTCAAAGGATTGATTTCGGGAATGAATTGAGATTCTCCTTCAATGATTGGTCCTTCGCCTGGGATCTCTTCAAATGCACCTGTTTGATTATTGAACAATCCATTTCTTTCATAATCATACCAGACGGATATATCTTCGCGATATGTAGACTTAAGAACTAATGCACGCTGGATAAATAAATGAAGATATGATTCTTCAAGACGCTCGCGTGTCTTTGCTTGGTCCTCAATTTTCCAGTTGAAATACTTGTCGTATCCCTCGGCAGTTTCCAGGTCGCTCGCTCCCTGGGCTTCGAATTTAAAGTAGGGACTCGTCCCGGTTATCTCATCCTCGGCCCGTGCCATGAAATGATCTACGACAAGAGAAGTCATGGGTACCGAAAGATTTGAATGGCTGAATATACCGTCGTACGACACACGGTCTGTACGATCGTTATGATATGTCTTCCAAGAGATCTTATCCGTCTCAATACGTTCGCGGTTATCCTCCTTAAGTTGTCTGACCCGTTCGAGCGTATACTCGACGAGTTTTTCTTCCTGTTTCTTGTTTAACTTAAGGTTTGATTCCTTCATGAACTATTATGAAATTCCGAGAGCCTGAGCTTTCTTTATGACCGCAATCATAAGAGTTAACTCTTTCTTCTGCAACTCGTCCACCCGTTGCGTTTTCTGGTTATCAGACAACGCCTTAGAAGATTCGATCTGTTTTTTCAGTCTGCGCATCTTGTTCTTCTGTTTATCAAATGCACTAATCTGCGATGATAGTTGTAAGAGTTTTTTATTGTCGTTCAGTGCGGTGGTATAAACCTTCGGTCCTAGAATCTTTGCAGACTTGATAACCTTCTCGGCATTCTTGGTAGCGTCACGCAGATTAAGAAATGAGTTGCGGGTCGCAGATCCGTAGGTCGTGGCTCGCATGAAACGATTAGCTACTGGAATGTCACCAATGTTTTTCACGGATAAATCTCCTTTGGCTGCAGAAAACATACCGCCAAATAAAGTGTCAGCTATCTGGCCAGGGCCACCAAGATATCCGTAAAGTAAATGTTTCATCTGATTACCTGAGATATCAAATTCTATATCCTCGTCAGAATTGTAGTATAATGGGTTTTTACCCATCATGCCCGCGAGCGAACCTTTTACATCATCGCTACCACCCATGAATTCATTGATCGATCGGGATAGTTTAGTCCAGTGATCCGGTGTACTCCTAGGATCCTGCATATGTGCGGGTTTAGGTACTTCGAATGGACGATCAGCATAGCGGATCGGTTTATTCATGAAGTTTTTATTCGCGTACAATTCAACAAGAGGAGTAACGGCTGTTGGAAATGCTGCTGTTATTAAACTAGCACCGCCAACGGGATTGAATGCATTTAAGAAACTTTCTTGTACACGAGTAGCACTACCAAAGAAGCCCATCCCTCCCCTATTAAATACATTCTTTGCGACCATATCTCCCATGACCTGACCCATTGTCCAAAATAAATTGTAACCTAAGGGAAGTGGTAGACTGAAGTATCCAGTATCTTTCTCGTCGTTAAAGAAGTCAGGAAGACCAGCGGGTACAGGAAGAATAAAATTAGTATCTCTTTTATATGTACTAATAGTGTCGTAGTCTGGAATCTCTTCGTCCTCATCGTCGTCCATTAATCGATTAAACAGATTTACGATAAGTGCAGCACTGGCCATTCCACCAATAAGAGCTGCTCTTTGGGCCGGAGTCCTGCGACTTAAGGTCCTATAAAATCTATGCATGGAATTTACCGAAGCACCAAAGAATACATAGAGTGCGCCAAAGGTCTGTGTGAGGTTGCCCTTTTGATTAAAGTCGACGGTTACATTTCTTGAGATGTGAGCTGCTTCGTCAGTAGATCTTCCATCCTTAATCGCTGCCCAAAATGTAGATGCACGAATGGAGTTTTCAACGGCAGTGTTCATAGAATCTATGGTCTGCCACATCCCTTTCCAACCTTTCTTTGTCCAACCCTTTTTACCCTTCAGATCTTTCTGGATCTGCTTGATCTTTTCAGGGAGAGACTCATGCCTAAAATATCCAACCTTACCACCAGCCTCTTTAAAGTATTGGAACATGGCCTGACGGTTTCCGGACGCTAGTATCTTTTTCGGGTCTCCAGATGCTAAGAGATTCATGATCTCTTTATCTTTAATGTTCGGATTGATTCCTTTATGAATCTTTTGTTCAACCTTATAGATTTCTTTCATGAAACCGCTAAGATTCTTAAAGTTTAATGCGTCTTTGATTAGAACCTTTTTATCATCTTCACCTAAATGGATTGCGGCAGTTGCAACATCTCGAAAGAAATTGGGAAGTATGAAAGCCGGATTGGCTGAGGTAAACATCTGGGCCATTCCACGAGTCACTGTATTAAAGCCCTGAAGGATCTGGGGTAAATTCTCATACCTTAAATTCTTCATTGTATCCGCCATCCTAAGACCTTCGCTTTTGCTTGTAAACTGTACGAACTGAGGAATCCCGTTTCTACGGTAAGTAAAGACTGTGGGGTCGTTCTTAAAGGTCTTATTCATCTCCCTGCGAACAATTCCAACATTTCCGTTGTCGCTCAGCTCATAAGAAGAAACCGCTTCAGAAGGTTGAAAACCATTAGAATCAAATATCTGATTAAACTCTTCTTTAAAGTTTGCAAATATCGCCTCGTTACCAGGCTCTTTTAACTTCAGGAGTTCCTGATATGCCTGAGCAATCTGCGAATCTTCTTCTAACATTTTAGGGTTAAAGTGCGAATTTTGAAAATCTGTGCCTGTATCTTTACCCTTAGCATTAACAATGTGGTTAACCATCCCGTAAACTAAACCAAACCTTTGAGCTACCTTGTTTTTATGACCCAGTACCATGTTTGCAGCGTGCTGCCTAAAAGCGTTCGCAAGAGTAAGCTCGGGGTTAGGTCCACCAGCTCTACCGCTTTTTTCACGACCTGTTGCGGGTTTTTGAGTGAAAGCACTTTTCTTCTGATCAAACCCTTTTCCTGTTGCATTTGATCCTGCTCCAAACTCTTCCCAGGCTGCTTCTTGCTCGTAGAAATTCTCGGTCTCTCCTTCGAATCCCTGGAGTGGAGAGTAAGAATAATTATCCTCAAGCGCAGATACTTTAGATTTATATTTATTACCGTACTTATCAGCTTTACCCCCTTTAAAATCAAAGCGGGACATCGCTTTAGTCATCGCTTCCCTTTCATTTGCAACCCCGCTACCTTTATCACCGGATTGAATCATACCAGTTGATTCTAGCTGGTTTAATGCGTCCTGATTCATGTTGTAATATCTAGGGAGAAACTTATTAAGGAACTCTACAAATTTTGGATCGCTTTCCATCTTTTCCAATGTTTCTAGAGCTTGTTTTGTACTAATTCCTGAGTCTCGCTTGATCGTACGCTTACCATCTTCAGTCGTATTAAAGAAAAACTTCTCAATCTTTTTATACTTCTCGCTTTTGGGGCCTTCTGGATCTTTTTCCATTTCCTTTAGAGCTTCCAAAGCTTTAGCTTCGATTTGTAAGTTTCTACTCGGGGCTGCGCGATTATCTAAGTAAGTACCGATCTTCTCGTTATCTACATTAAACTCGCGCATGAGCTCAATCATAGGCTCGTAATAATTAAGTCTAGCTTGCTCTACACTGTTATCACCCTCTCCGAAGAACTGGTAGTATTTACCGTGAACATTAAGAGCTTTATATAGCGGGTTCGAACTGTCCAGTCCGACAGCTTCAAATCCTTTAAGGAATAATTTGTTTAATTGATTAAGCGGGTCTGCACGGTCTACCAGATCCATTTTAAGACTACCTTTGCTCAGGCTTTGCTTTTTACCTCCGGCCCATTCCTTAAATTCTTTGATTAGCTCGCTATCGCCCGCGATCCGACCAAGCAAGGTTGCTTTCGCAAGATTTGGGTCTGCGTCGCTGGTTAAAATCTTGGCGTCGGAGTTTAGGATCTTTGAAGTACCTTCCGGTGAGAAGGTGATGCTTATATCTTTTCTAAGTGCGCGCTTTTCCACTTCTTTTTGAAGAACCTCGGTAACAGGGCCCATGTCCTCTTTTAATAGCTCGGATAGCTGCTCATAAGACAGACGCTCAAGAATTTCGGGATTCTCTTTAAACTCAGCCATTGCGAGCTTTTGAAGATCGTCGCGCATCTTAATATCGCTTTTCTTTATGAAAGTAGAATCAAACTGAGACATGCCTGAGTCGAGCTGGCCTTTTGGAGCCTTCGCTACCTGAGTATCCTCATTTCCGGTGTCGTCGCGCATGTCTGCGCTGTTGTCTTCTCTTGCTCCACCCTTCTGCGTATCCCGCTGAAGAAGGTTTTCTGCATTAGGATCTGTCTGGCGGTAGACATCAATAGCTTCTGCATCTAAGACCGCTTGGACGATGGGCTTTCCCAACGCCGCCATTGCAGCGGGATCCAGCCTTTTTTCTTTGTCGAGAAACGCGTCGAAGCTAGCAAGCTTACCATTAAAAAGCAGCTGTCCACGCTCGAAATTCCATTGGAAATTAGAATCTTGTGGAGCCTGGTCCAAACGCATTGATTGAAGCTCTTTATCCAGATTATCAATGCCGTCCTTTAGCACAGCTTTTTCGTCTGCTGTTTTGGCAGAATCATAAGCTTTCTCTAATTCTTTCTTTTGCTTTTCTACCTTTTTAAAAGCAGGAAGGTTCTTTTTAACCTCTGAGAATTTCCTGAATCTTTTTTGATTCTTTCCTGATTCTTTTCGGGCATTCTCTACATTAGTATCAAATCCTTTAATCCCTAGCTTTTCATACATGGACCTAGCGAAATCCATGAAAACATAAGGGAGCAGACCCTCACCGAGGCCACCGGGTAACTGCTGGATTGTGCTACCGTCTTTGCTCGTCTGCGAAGAGGGTAGAAATTGAAGGGCTCGCATTTGATCTTCTGGCTTACCGCTCTTTAAGTACCAGTTAGCAAAGTCTACAGCGTTAATATCGACAGAAGATAGAAGATCCGATTCTTCCTTGCTTACTTCAATTGGTCGGTCGGGCATAGTTTCCGACTTACCGATATTGGTCTGCTCTTTTTCGAAGTCTTTCCCGTCAAGAGTACGACCCGCAGCAAAGGCAGTCATGACATCAAAAGTCTCGTATATTTTTGATGCGGTAAAACTGTCCCGCCCAGCTTTCGCTGATACCGTTTCCGAAGTTCTTTCTAACGGTCTGCGGTAGTTATACTCGCTCTCGGGCTTAATATCGAAGCCTTTAATAATTCTTTTATTTGCAAGTACGACATCACCACCTTCAGCAATTTCTTCAAGCAGGGCTACCCGAGCAGCACCTTCTTTACTGGAGTCAAAGCTCTTAATTGCTTCCTCAAGGGAGTCTCTTCCTTTTTTGGTTTCTACTAAGCTGTTGAGAAAAACTTCTCTGCGAGCAGTAAGAAAATCAATGAAAGCCTTAGAATAAGTCGGGTTATCTTTTGCTTGGTTTAAAAAGTTGTCGAATTCTTCGAATGCAACTTGTGGAGTTTTACCAGTAAGCTTGGGGAAAGTCTCTTTTACTTTTTTATCGCTCAGCGGCATGCCAAGTATCTTGGCTTGTTCACTGTCCATGGAGCCGTCCTTTCGGTACACCTTTTTGGTAACCTCGCGGCTCTTATTTTCAACCTCTCTCTGCTCCAGAGACTGACCGGGGACACCAGCTTCGCTTGTCTTAAACCCGTTAATTGCAGACTGAACATTCTCAATGACATAGTTTATGTAGTCAGTCTCGAATTTAATTCTAGCCTTGGTACTAACGATACCGGCAAGAGTCTTTGAAAAAGTTGCCGAGCCTTGGACCTTAGGCCAAGGATCTCCTGCTTGCTCCGCATAGTCTGTTTCCTGATCAATGTCGGTAGGCACTCCACCTTTCCGGCTTCCTTTAAAAATATCGTCCACAGAACTTGTAGTACTTCCACCCTTAACCGCCTTTGATTTAGCGGTTAGCATTTTTCCATCTAAGAAACTGGGGCGATCGATGGTTGATTCACTGAAGTCGATGGTTTTTGTGCCGTCTTCACTTAACTGTGTCTTCGAACCTGCTGCTTTCTCGCGCTCAACCATCTCGGATTTCATATTCTCCCGAGCTATGATGAACATTGCCTGATCGAAATCTTTCATCGAGTCGGATGGATCTCCTAGAAGTTCAAGAGTTCTCCCGTTTGCCATAGCCAGACCGAGGACTTCTTCGATCGTCGGGTCGTTGGATACTAGATCAATACTTAGGTAAGCTTTTTCTTCGGAGCCCTTCTTCTTGGTTCCGGTAAGCTTTTTTTCACGAATACGCTCGGCAATAATCGCAGCATAGCTAGCACCTTTGTCTGTCGTATATCCGCTAGGATATCCTTTACGGGCCTGCTCGTTCCCGCCCTTAGTGTTTTTAGCATACCGTGCGCGACCCATGGACTTAGAACCAATATCCCTTTGCTTAGGGAACATGGCGGAAGCTTTAACCGCTTGAAGTATAAGTTTAAAATTATCTAAAGTACGAACCACCCCATCTTCAGCTACGCCGTAGGGAGCAAACTGTCCTCGAGGCGCTATGCTCTCGTCAAACCCACCAGTTACAAAGTCCCAAAGCTCTTCCTGAGGGGTTAGCGAGGAGTTTTCGTTTCTAGGCCTATCCTTATCTGCATCTTGCTTTGTCTTGTAAACTGAGATACCTCTCGCAGCATACGATGTTGGGTCTGCCATCATACCAAATGTTAAACTCTGAGGCTCGCTCAGTAATTCTCTGCTGTCAGTACCGGGTTTACCTTCAGCTATTCTGTACCAAAGAAGCGGATGCGACACATCTTTCCAATCAAGGCTTAAGTTTTCAGGAGCGATTAATTGTAGATTATTTACCAGGCGTTTGCGGATTTCTTTAAGCTCATTAATCTCAGCCTCAATAGTTGTATCTCCGGCCTCCGGCTTTTGGCTTGCGGATTGCAGCTCAGACCTTCCGTCCTCAAGCGATCGAATCTCCCTGTCAACTTCTGCAATTCTGGACTCGATAACTTCTTTCTTAGATTCAACTTGTTCCCGGGCTTCTAAAGCCATGTCCTCGATATCCTGGGCGTTTGGAATTTTACCCGTCGTAGGATCCATGGCTTTTTCTAACTCCCCGATGAATGAGGACGGAGATAGACGGATTAAAGTCTCAAGGTCTAGGACGCTGGATATAGTCTTCCCTGTTGCGAAGGTACCCTTCGCTTTTTTTGTTTCTACTAGATGCGCTCGGATTGCATCATCTAAATTTTTTAGACTCTTAAATTTTTTCTTAACAGCTTTAAGAGCTTCAAAGGCTTCTTTCTCTTTATTAGGATCAGTAATGACTGATTTGGTAACCAAAGCCATCTCAGCACCTAAGCGATCGATAAGAGCCTTTGCGTCAGAGGCTCTCTCTTGGGCCTTGGTAAGTTTCTGCGCGGGCGCATTACCGAGCTCTACACGCTCAGACATGTCCCGCTTTACCGGCTTATTCTTTGGTTCGCGACCTACGAAAGCTGGAGACGCTGCTTTGTTAAGCTCGGTATCAATTTTAGAAGTTAAAATTTTGATCTGGCGGCGGAGCGTGTTCTTTTCCGCTTCGCTTTTAGCCCGGTCTAATTTTTCCTGGGTCTTAGCGATTTGAGCTTCTAACCTTTTACCTTTTTCAGAGTCTGAAAGCTGTGTAGTTTGCGGTTTAGGTTTATTTGCAGTCTTGGTGGGCGGGTAAACCCGGAGCTTGTCTCTATTTTTAAGAGATGTCAGATCTGATTCGAGCGAAGAGATTCTCTTTTCGAAAGCCTCTTTCTTTTTTGGAGTGTCCGCTTTTTTAGCTAATTCTTTGGTGCGCTCTATTTGCTTCTCAAGCGAAGCGATCTTTTGGTCTTTTGGTTTAACCAAGTCAGACCGGTCTATTTTTTGTTCCGATGGTATTACTTGTGTAGGCTCTTTTAAGCCTTCTCGCAAAGGTTTAGCTTTTGGATATTCCTTCTTAACTTCTTTTTCTTCTTTAACCGGAATCTTTTTATCTGTGAAAGGTTGTACGCCACCTTCAGCGGATTTTACTAGGTTCGGATTTTCCTCAGTCTCTTGCCCCGCGGCTCTTGCGGTAGCTATAGAGAATGTACTGTAGGTCTTGGGATCCGTAGACAAAATCTTCTCCCCCGCCATGGCGTTTAATGTGCGAGCTACCTCAACAGCTCTTTTAGGCGCATTCATGGCCTTAAGCTTTTTCTCAAGATCGTTGCGAACTCCTTTACGAGATTCTTTGAAATTCGCTAGGCCCTCTCGACCAGGCTCTCCGGCTCTGTATTCATCTCGGAACCCTGATACCCGAGACTGAGCATTATCGATCTCGGTCTGCATGCTAGGAGTAAATCCATCCTCCAAGAACTGTCGGATTTGCTCGTCGAGCATGAACTCGTTACCCTTCTTATCACCCGCAGCTTTATCGCTTCCAGTAAACTCTGCGAATAATGGACGAACTAACCCGGAATAGAACTTTTCAAGACCTTTAACAGATTTATCAGGTTTGTAATTCGAGTTGAGCACTCTTGCCCATTGGTAAGAAAACCACTCCTCCGCGAGGACTTCATTATCAGTCTTATTAAATGCACGACGGATCTTTTTCTGAGTCTTTTCATCATGCTCCTCGAAGCTACGCTCATAGTCCTTTGTATAGTATTGAGTATAAGCGTCGAGCTGTTCACCCTCTTTTAATCCGCCCCATAGCTTCGTGAGCTCTTCGTCTTTGAGCATCATGATGCGGGCAAAGTGACCAGATTCGTGAAGCATTGCACCCATGGGATCCTGAGCGAATTCTTTCTCGTTTAAATAGATGATATTATTACCGTCCCGAGATTCAAAAGTTCCACGATTTTTAAGATTTGCATCAGGAGTACGGTCGCTAATTACTACCTTCAATCCGGCCATTGCTTCGGGACGAATCTTAAACATCGTATCTACCCAGCGACGGGTAAAGTCTAGCGAGGCAGCCCTACGATCCTGATCCTCGGGAGTTGTGCCCTGAGGGACAACATCCTCGAAATGAGCCATCATGGATTCGGGATCGTTAAAGGTTTGGTAATTCGCCTGATATCCGGCACGGTTTACAGTACCTGTTGATCCAGTCTCTGTCTGAGTTTCTCCAGTAATCTCGATAGGTGCATTGCCAAAGTAATTAGCCCGCGGGCCGCGCATTTCAAGTGCAGCGCCAACAGCTCCTGGGCCCACTCCAACCAATCCCTCCGCAGCGATGGCATCCCAGTCCCAATCTTCGCCTGGTTCTTTGCTTGCCCACTGCCCGAGATACTCACCGCTCATGCCCATGAAAGAGTCTGCACCGAGCTCAGCCGCAGCATTGCGGGTCTTTTGCATTAAAGAGAATCGGGGAACCGCACTATTGGCCGCATTAAATGCTCCCTTATTTAAAAGCTTACCACCTTTGAACACGGCGTTGCCGGTATGGTTAACTACGCCCATAACCTTGCCAGCCATCATACCAGTAAGCATGTCAGCGATGGCGATAGGTGTGCCCTTTTGTACCATCTTCTTTTGAATCTTGCTCCGTATGCTCTCGTTAGTCCATGCGGCGGCAAAGACTTTTGGATTCTTCCAGTCGATGCCCAATTCCTGCATGCCTTCAAGTGCCATGCCGGAGGCTTCAAGTACAAATGATGCGACACCCCAGGATGCACGAGCACCTATGCCCGCACCGGCTAAGGTTCCTGCGCCGGGGATGACTGATCCGACAGCGGCACCAGCAGCGGCAGATGGAAGAAGCCATTTAATTGTACTAGGCAGAAAGGATGATAGTGACTCCACGAACATTTCGGGAATCGCAGCGGGATTATCAAATAATAGATTGCCCATAGCATCGAGAAAGCCATCAGACTTAGTCTCTTTGACACGCTTCATAGTAGAGCTAGTCGGGAGCTTTTCGATTTCCGATGCGATTTCGATAAATCGCTGCATCTCATCCGCATCCAATGTATTAGTCAGAAAGTCAGGAGTATAATTACTCATCTCGCTCATCAGAGCACCACGCTGAACAGCATTGCCCATAGCCGAGAGCCAGCCTGTAGTCTCTGCCTGTTCGAACAATTCGTTGTCCAGACCATAGCTAGCAGCCAGACCAATAGTCTTTTGCATATCTTCACGCGCAGCTTCCATAGCATCGCGCAACTTGTCAGCTTTAGGACTACCCGCCGCTTTAAGAAATTTTAACTGAGCGTCTTCATAATTACTCTTTGCCGAGTATACAGATTGCATGACCTTAGCCATTTCCAAACGCTCTTCACCACCAAGATCAGTCATAGCCTGGTCCAATGGTTTGCCCTGGAAGCTAGTCATTCCAGCCTTACGCATATCATCAATATCGAGTAAATCGACATCGCGACGGCTCATACCTATGGGTCTGCCGTCAAGCAATCCAGATTCGGAAAAGAAAAATCCTTTGTCCCTAAGCTGGCGTTCTTTGGCGATATGCTGCCTTCTTGATAATACGCCTTTGATATCTCCGCGCATAGCTGCAGCAACTCGCTCTTTCTGAGCTTTGCTAGATTTATTACCCTGACCGTCATATCCGATGGCCGGATTGATCTTTGCTCTCGGATCTACGCTTTCTAAATTCTGTACCTCCCCGTCGTATCCGACTACAGGCTGCTCCCAGCTCATGCCGTCGAGCATCTCGTTCATCTTTTTGGTGCTGCCTGGAGCTTTATTACGAGACTTGAGAGCTTCGTCCAATGCCTGCTTTGCTGGGATCGGGATGTTGGTTAGCTGCTCAAGGCGACGAATCTTTTCGTTCTTATAAGTATCCGCGATTCCCTGATACTGATCCCTTTCGGATCTAAGCCTGCGGTACTGATCACGCAGGCCGTTGGGGCTGCTCCAGAGTTTGAAGTTATTGAGGCTTTCTCCCGCAGCAATTTTTTCTTTGGATGGTCCAAAAAAGCCGTCATCCATTTGGCTGGCTTTTGTATACTGCGCCTCCATCTCATCGAGTGCAGATATGTACCCGTCATCATCGTCGAAATCCCCGAAACCTCCTACGCTTTCAAAGAACGGGGTGAGCTTGTTCTTCATGAAATCGTCGTAGCTCGATTTACGCTTGCTAGCGATCTGACCCGCAGAAGTGGCGTAGTTATTTACATAGCTGTAATCCTTCTTCGCACGCTCGTAGGTATCAAGCTCGTCGTCAGAGAATACATTATAACTGGGCTCTGAAAAGTTTTGAGCGGGCTCGTAGCTCTGCGGCTGAGCATAGCTTTGGGGCTGCTGCTGCATAGGACCGCCAAAAGGCTGGTATGGCTTAGGACTTGGCTTGCTGGTGAACTTGCTAAGTCCTAAAATGTCATCGTCATCAGACCCCGGTTTATAGTCGCCGGCTCCGAGATCTAGACCTGGAAATTGTTCAGGCATAGGATTAGTACCCTACTGGTTGTAGAAGTAATTGTCTGGATCTAGGAAATTTAAAAAGTCTAGGTTGTACTGTTTTTTCCCGCTGCGACCCATACCTGCTCCGCCTGGATGCTTAGGTGCGTTAGGACGGTAATCGTAGTTATCCAGATCCAAGCGATCTAGTGCATCAATATTATACTGTTTCTTACCGCTGCGGCCAAAACCAGGGGTTTGTTTTCTGTACTGAGCAGCGGGTGCGTCCATTGTAGGGCGATCGGGAGAAGTTCTTGTTAGCTCCATGCCGGGCTGGTTACTCGAAGGGTATTTAACCGGAGGCATAACAGCAAATTCTGGAGAGGTTCTTGTTAGCTCCAAACCGCCTGAGTCGTTATCAGGCGGGTAGTTTTCTATAACTGGGTAGTTCTTGGTTTTATTAGTGTAGTGAAACGGACCAGGTTTAGGCTTAGGGAAAGTTGGTCTAGGCATCTGAGGCATAGGTACGTTGTCTAAAACACTATTAGTCGCCTCTGACTCTTGATTCATCAGGTTAGCTGTACTGCTCTTAAACTTGTCTACAACACCCCCCGCGGTAAAACCTTCATTGAGAGGCCTAGACGGTCCTTGTTGGGCGGCACCCGCTTTTGGTGCGTTAAAATCTGCAGGTAGAAAAGCTTCTGCGTAATTTGCTTTTCCTACCGGGTTGTCTCGGACATCCCTGGCGGCTTTCTTTAAGCCGGCCATATCCCCGCCGAATTTTTTGCTTAGCTCTACATCTCTGGCGTGGTCAGTGCCTAATATAGGTCCTTCACCAAAAGGATGTTTTCCGGTTTCTTTAATCTCGGCTCGAATATCGTCGAGCATAGCTTTATCTTTACGCTCTCTCTTTTGAATACTGTTAGGCTGGTTTGGGTTTTCTCGAAACTGTTGATCGCCCATGTCTTCTTCGAATTTTTTGGAGCTTTCGTAACCGACTAAACCGTTTTCATCATATACTGGAACACCAAGGCTCTTTTTGTACGCTTCGTACTTTTCGTCCGAATAAGCTCCTGCCTCGCGGCTATCGTTATACCGGTTGCGCATATCTGCTTGGGTATCCGCATCAAGCTCATCAAAAGTAAGACCTGTTCTTCTACCGGTGCGGCTTCGTGCCCAAGCTTCTTTTAAATCGGCATCCCGGTCGTCAAATATTTTTTGGGTGCGGTCTTCCCGTCTTTTTTTTGCGATATCCTCATCTATACCTCTTAACGCTTGGGCGTTAAGGGCTTTTTCCATGTTCCGGCGCTGTATTGCCGGTATACTTTTTATCCTAGGGTCGCGAAATCTAGCGCCAAGATTGTCCGCCATAGCGGCAAGACCGGCTGGATTTTCTAAAGTAGGTCCTTGGTCTACATCTACTTGCTCTTTTGGAACGGCTTGCACTGCTTCTGCCTGAGGCTCGACCGCTTCGGCTACCTCGGCAGGTTCGGCAGGTTCGGCAGGTTCGGCGGGCTGTTCTTCTAGCGCTTCCGCCGCTTTCTCTTCTTTGCGAGCTTCGGATCGAGCTTTAAACTCATCATTAGAGTCAAAACCGAAACGGTCTCGCATACCCTTAACCTCGGATCTTCCGTACTCGGAACCGATAATGTCGAACAGATTGTCTTTAGCCCGCGGCCTGGAACCTACATACTTTTGTTGAAGCTTTTTAAGCTGATTGTCTAACTCGGATACCGGAATATCGTTATCCTTAAGGTACTTCGCCGCATCAAAAAAAGCATTGTCGTCGGTAAATGTGCTGAAATAAGTTTCGTCAAAAATATTTTTTGCGAACTCTGCTAGAAATTCTTCGCGGGTTTTCTCTGCCATAGCGAAAGGGTAGATCCGGGGTATTAGGGTCTCAACCGCTTGTAATTCTTCTTCAATGCATTGAGAGGCACGCGCATGAAGCCGTCAGGACATAGAAGGCTAGGGTTTTTATGAAGCATGCGATTAGTAATCTTCTTCTTTTTCGGGCTCTTGTATGTCGATGCACTATCGATGTTATACAATGCAATGGCTGTAGCTAGGACATGGTCGTCATGATGGCCGGGAGCAGCTTCAGGCTTACCACGATCATTAATTACAAAGGTTTTCATCTCGCGAAGTACATCTTCATCCGGGATATCTAAATTTTCTTCGATCAATTCAGCGGCCAAATGATCAATAATTGTCTTTCGAGTAATTTTATCAGTGGACCAACCATAACTCTTTTCAACCATACCCATGGAATCATTAAATTTTCTACGGCGATACACAGATAATCCCATATCGAGCAGGTATTTTAACAGTGCTAGACCAGAATTATTAACCTCAGGGATGATAAATGCATCACCATACCATTTTGATGCGGCTTCAACCTCCTGGGCCAAGATTCCAATGTCCAAACGACTATGGTGAATCGCGACCAAACGGGGGACATGCCAGTTACCATGCCAGTCTTCAAAGGGGGCTTTCCAAATTTGTACGCTGTGGTAGTCAGGATCTGCAGAGATTCCTTGGGTTTGTTGGTCTTCCCCGGTACATGTATCCGCAGAGATTAAATATTTGGAGTCATGTTCAGGTTCTTCGTAGATTTTCCAAGAGCCCGCACGATCAGGAAGAAAGCTAGAGGTCTTTCCTTCGCCCTGAAGGGTAAGAGTTCCAATTTTACTGGTTACATTAGCGCTGGCCTTGATCATTTTATCAAGGTTTGCAGTGTGAAATCTTGGGCGGGAACTCATCAAGAAACATTCTTCAGGATCACTAGGATATTCCTGACGGAATTTACTAATGTCTCCATTGCATTTGTCCTGGAGAACACGACGACGCCAATGCAGCTGTTCATAATTTACATCAAAGCGTTCCATTTCAGACTTTTCATCCTCCGTCATGGTATCAATGAAGTCTTGTTTATGCTCATCAGTTTCAAACGGGACTATGGAGTCCTCAAATTCAAACCATGCAGCGAATATCTTCGCCCATTCATTGTCTTGCACCCAGGTACGATAAAACCAACCGGCCGGGCCATTAGGGGTAGAGTCTGCGACAACCAAGGATAAATTGTCCCCGTCATATAAACTCTGCAAATATCCAAGAGCAGGGTCTCTTTCACCCTGCATAGGCCAGAATGCAACCTCAGTCATATTACCAACCTGAATGGTACCAGATCGACCAGCATTTTTGGATCCAGCGGTTTCTTTACCATAAATACTACCGCTTCTTAATTTAATCAAATCAACCAAGGATCCACCGTCCAATACGCTACTCGCGCCATTAGATTCCCAAGGAAATAAGTCATTCTCCGCATATCGGCGGTAGATCTCAAAAACTTTATCCGAAGTTCCGCTGATATCACCCATCAAAGATCCGGCAAGGGTCGCATGTTTACGCATGTGATGATATGTCAAAGCCTGAGCGCATGTACTCGCACCCTTTTGACGAGGCTTTAATATGATCATTTTGCACGGTTTATCCTCGATCTGACATTTTCGATAATGATTGAACATTCGTTTCTGCAAGGTATTCGGCTTGGGCTTGATATCCCTACCCCGCTTGTCCTTAATTACCGCAAATGTACTGAACCAAACCTCAGGATCGATACGGATAAGATCCTCAAGCTGTTGGGTATCTTTTCCCATCAGCACTTCCAGCGGCGGCGGGCAGCTTTGCCCCTCTCACCAGTCCAACTCTTAGATCTTGCACAAAATGATTTTCGTCGGCCGGCCGCTTTGCTACCCTTCTTGACCTTGCCGGTGACAGCAGTCTTGAGCTTACTTCCGGGATTAGCCTTTCGATATGCGGCTACACCCTTCTTGGTCATGCCAGCACCAGCTTTAGCAGTTCTGTAATTAGCTCCTTTTCCCTTCGTAGTCTTACGAATTGGTTTACTAGGCTTTCTTTTGGCTGGCATGGTTACTTCCCCCTTCTCGATCCTTTTTTAGGTACGCAATTTGGAACCTTTCGGCCGCCCTTGCTCTTCATGCCAATGGCACTGTAGCCCTTCCAACAAGGTCCCTTCTTCGATGTTGTACTCTTTTTACCTTTTGGCTTTCTTGCTGGCACGGTTCATCCTCCTCGCTTTTTCCTGACGAATGCGAATCTGCTCGTCAGAGTTAATAAATTTTATGGTCGCTAGGTCGTACATGATTATTCCTCGTCGACCTCGTCCAAATCGAAGTCCATTTCGAATTCGACATCGTTTTCAATCTCGACCTCGCAAAAGCGGTCGACCACAGTAAGCGCAATCTGACCCATTTCAAATTCATCAATGTCAGATTCTTCCCACCAACGGACAAATACCGCAGATAATTCGTTTTCAAATTGTTTTTCAGGTGTCATCGGTTTCCAGATACTAAGTTGTTTGAAGGATGTTGGCCGGTGCCGAACTTTCGCAATGCATTGGAAGTTTTTTCCATGCGAGGACGAATACCAGGTCTGCCCCTTGATTCGGCATCTCGATACTCGTCGTTATCTAAAAACTCATTGGCCGCCTTGATAAATTCGCCGTTATTTATGTGCTCCAGGGTTTTTGGACTTCCGCCAAGGCTACCCCGGAAGTGCGAGGATGCTAAGGGGACTTGAAGTTCAGGTGGATAGACCTCGAACTCAGGCATTAGGCTGTGGATCTCAGGTCGGCGGTCGTATATGTCCTGTTTTAAAAGTTGAGAAGCTTCGTCTTTTGTAATTTTTGCTCCAGGAATTGCGCGATCACCGGTATGCCCGTGTCCGATGGTAGGTACATCCCCCCGGGTGGGTACCGTCGTGGGGG